GCTCGTATCCTGTTGCAGTAGAACAAATCTGAACACCGATTGCGTTGCCCCAAGCCCCAGCAGTACGGGCAGTCCACTCGCCGTGAGAACCCTGTCCTGTACTGAAAGATGCTTCATAGTGGTCTTCGTCACGAATGAGAATACCACTATTCGCACCAGCATTAACCGTGCCAGATTCGCAACGAACTACTTTAAGATGATCTGAATACTGCAAGAAATTTGCAGCAGCAAACCAATTTTCAAACTGATTACTAGTTGTCTTGGGTTTGCCAAAAATTGCAAGCAATTCCTCTTCTGAACTGATTGATGTTACAGAAGATATTGGACCCTTTTCAAACGCACTAGCGATTGCACCAATAGTAGTTTGTACGGCGGGAACAACATTTGTTAGATCAATCTCTCTAACATGTACGCCAGGTGAAACTAAAAATCCCATGTTCTTACTCCTTAATTTAAGAGTGTTTTTGTTATTGTAATAATATTTATAAAAAACAAATTTCCAAAAACTGTTTTTATAAGTGTTATAACATATAAATAATTCTATGCCAAATGCACATTATGAGAAATATAAAGATACTATTAAAAAAGTAGCTCGTAAAAATTATAGAAAAAGAATTATATTGTTAAATAAATTCTTAGCAGATAAATCTTGTAAGCATTGTGGAGAAAGTGAAACCGTATGTCTTAAATTCTATCCACATAATGCAGAGATACGAAAACTAACAAAAAGAGTTGGCATTAGTGATAAAAGTAGAAAAGAAATATTCCATCTATTAGACATCTCTATAATATTATGTTCAAATTGTTGGATCAAACGTGATAATGATTTAATTGAATTTATTTAGTTTTTTACCAATTTGAACCATAATCTCGTACCACTGGATTCCATCTTGTACCATATTCATCTATAACTTCTCCAATATTTTCATCTTCTAATCCAGTAACAACAAATCCAAATGGAGCCATGTCTTGTTCTAATGCATCCTGTTGTTCTTTCATCATAGTGCTTCTAATATCCATATCAGTTAATTCTTTAAAATACGTCTGATCAGTAGTCCATGCAAACATGAATAGACAAGCTACCAAGTCATCAGTGCAACCCTCATCTGCTTGAAATGAACTTCCTTTAATAATAAAGGTAGATAATTCACTAATCATATCTAAATCTTCTATGATAAGTTTATCATCCTCAATTATTTGTTTAAGATTGGAACAACCTATTCTCTTTACAGCCTTTGTTGTTCTTACTCCTAATTGCGCTCGGCCGCCAGAAAATCCTCCACCAAGAATTTGTCCCGCTCTTCCTCGCATAGAAGACATAATAAGATTATCATATTCCAAATCAAACTGCAGCGTGCTGGCAACCTGTTCACCTATATCATTTATTTCGATCAATACAAACGCTTTATTGTATGCTTTGGCAACATCATGGATTTTACTAGGAAAAATCAATGGTTTAATTTCATTATCTCTAAACTTTGCAACAATTCTATATGGCATTTCTGATACATCAAATACTATAAAAGCAGAATAATCATTTTTCGTTCCACGCGAAACATCAGCAGTTAGCATATAAGTTCGGCCTTCCTGTGGATTTTCATATAAATCAAGGCCCGCATTAGATTGTCTTGGATTTTTAAAAGCCATTGTTCTTAACTTATGTGGAGAAATCAGTGTATCAATAGAACCGAGAAACTCACATTCAAACTCTGTATTAAATTGCGATTGAGAAGTATTTTTGATAGTTTCTGTTTTCCATTCTTCATCACGGCCAGGAATTTCACTCCAATGAACCTCAATTGGAATATAAGAGTTTATTTTATTTTCTGCATCAGACCATAACTTGTAGAACATATTCATACCATGTGGTGTGGAAACAATCACCACTTTTGTTGTTTTACCAGAAGATATGGTGGGATATACTGAACTGAAGAATTGTTCTGCAACATTAACAGGAACATAAGCAAACTCATCAAGAAAAATAATGTTATAAGAACCGCCGCGAACTGCACTAGCAGAAGTGGAACTTGCAAGAATCTTTGAACCATTTTCTAATTCTAAACTACCCTTATTCCATGTCATAACGCCTTGTTGTAACCATTTTGGTAGATTTTCGTATGCAAGTTGTAACCTACCCAACAAATCTCTCGCAGTTGCAGCCTTGTTTGCAAGTATGGCTACACTTACCATTGGATTAAAGAGTATATAGTGCATCAAATATGCGATGATAGTAGTGGATTTGCCTGATTGTCTAGGCAACTTACAGATGGTAAAACGATTATTATGAAACGTGCCTACCATTTCCTTTTGAAAATCATAAAGCTTAAACGGAATCAAACCTTCATCCAAAGAAATAATTTTAATATATGTTTGAATAAAGTATAGGGGGTCTTTCATACATTTTGTGTATTCTTCAACCTCTTCCTTTGTCCATTCTTGGGCTACGTTTGCCTTCTTTAGATTAGGATTTCCTAAATAATTTTCCATTTTTAACCCTGTATTAAAAAGTTACACGCTATACTTATTCTTATAGAGTCTGTCACTCCTGTTCCAACGCCATGTTCTATCCAACTTGGAAACAATATTACTTCACCGGCTTCAAAAGGTCTTTTTCTAACTATATTACTATACGGTGTTTTTAAAAAATGATGTGATGAATCCATCTGTTCTTGCGTTCTAGGGTCTTTAAGATAAAGAGTCGCATCTTTTGTTGGAGTTACATAATAGACAGATGACCAACTAGAGTCCTCATGAATATGAGGCATAGTACATTCACCTTTCCTGCTTATATTAGCCCAACTATTTATCAATCTAATTTGAGCATCATCTCTATATACATTACTTAAAATGTTATTTACATTATTAATTAGAGATTTTTTTAAATTAGAAAAAACAATATCGGTGTCAAATAAATCTTTGTTACTTTGCCATCCACCACCTTGAATGGGATAAAATTTAAATCCCTGATTCTTTTTTTCTTTTTCAAGTATTTCTAAATATAATATTTCATTATCTATACCATCTTCAATTTTAAAAGTATAAATTGTCGTCGGCCACAAATGTTGTCTATTCACAGTCATAATAATAAACCCTTACTTTTCAAATATAATATATTAATCCTCTTTGTTTTTTAGCATACTCTGAAGTTCTTTAGTAGAACCAATAAATAATGCATTTGTTACATTCTTAGGCGCATTGTTTGGCACCTCTTTTAATCTATGCATTTTCTCTTGTAAGTCACCCAACTTCTCTGTAACTTCTGCTACTTGTTTAATTAGATTTCCAGCAACTTCATATGTTCTTGGGTGTTCTGATTCTTTAGCAAGTTCAAGAATTCCATCAATGGCTTTTGAACCTTTGTCAACTAAGTTATAAAACTGTTCTCGTTGATATTCATAATCTTTCTCAATATCATTTGTATCGGTTACATGAAAACTAACTTCCTGTTTTATTTCTCCATATGAATTTATAGAGTCAGGAACAATCTTTTCTATAACACCTAATTCTTTATCAATGCGTAATGAAGTATTTTTATTCATCATTTATTATCATCTTCACCTGTTTCTGGATTATAATTTAATGCATCTTGAAAGAATGATGTAGTTTCATTAAATCCAAAATCATCATCAGCATCAGCCGTTGATGGCTTAGGTGTAACCTTATACCTCTGTTCACGTTTTGGAGATTCATCGGGCAAGTTTGTATATTGGTCAACCTGTGCTGTTTTAATAATCTTACTGGAAGTAACGGGTCCATACAGATAAAATTTAGTAGTAAAAGATACTGTATATATCAAAGCTCTACGAGTAGTAAATTCTCCATCATAACTATCCTCATAACCAATACTATTTAATATTACAGGAACATCTTTTTTAATTCCCATATCTGACATATCATTAATAGTTAATGTATAGTCAGGTTGAAAGTAGGGAAGAATCTGCTCTATAATTTGTAATGCATCATCAGATTGTTTTGCCATAATATATAATTCAAATTCAAGATTATATGGAACTGGCATATACTGAGTATCTAATTGTTTTGTATTTGAACCTTTAACTTTTTTAAATTTTTGAACACGATTAAGTTTTCTAGCAGGATCATAGGAAAGATTTTTAATTTCAAATCCAATTCTAGGCAGAGTAATAGCAACTTGTTTTGATAAATCTGCATCATCACGCAAACGTACCAAAAACTTTTCTCTAGGGCCATACGCAAGAGGAACCTTCATAGTCTGTGTTATGGTTCCAGAATTATCTTTACGAACAAGATTAATTGAATTAAACATTGTTCCAAAGGAAATAACTACTTTTCGTATGGTTTCATGATAAAATTGTTGTCCTAACACTATGATCTCCTCCCTACATCTCCAAATGGATTTGACTCAGAGAAATCCAAAATTGTTCTACTTTTAGCTTCAAAGAGTTCATTTTGTGCAGTCTTGTCAGTACTGAAATCACCTATTATATAGTCTTCTTGCAACAGATACGCAGCATCACCACTGTCAGCAGGCTGTTCAAGAAGAATACTTTCACCAACTGAAGTGCTATCACTTTCACCAAGTATGTTATCACCATCTGTTTCTTCAAGTAGTAATCCAGAAGCA